CTGCCATTCGACATAGGTCGCATCGGCGGTGCCGCGACTGATAGCCGACACGAACGGCGTGTCCGTCGGGCTGATGTTGTAGATGATGTCCGACAGGTCTTCGCGGTTGCCCACTCGTCCGACGGACTGAATCGTATTGCTCGGAACAGTCATTTCGATGGTCCTTAAAGAATATTGGCGAGCGCGGCGGCTGCGTCCTGGAGGCTTCCAGTTTCACGAAGGCGCCGCGTGGATTGTTCGGCTGCTCGGGCTGTGCTGCTGCCTCTCGGCTGGGCTGCACCCGGCTTTGCGGTTCGTGCATCGCGCACACGCTGCATCTGCTTCGCCATGAGGGCGTCGTATTTTGCAGCCTTGTCTTTCCACCCTTGGGCGGCCACGAGCGCCTTGAAGTCCGTCGCGTTTCCGTCTCTGAGGAGAACGGCGCGATCATATCCAAGCGCCTCTGCGGCCTCGAATGCCCGCCCGAAATATGCCTCGCGCGTCTCCTCGTTCGCGACATCCGGGATGGCTAATAGTTCCCTGTCGCGATGCTGGATGAACGCTTGGTCGATTTCGCTGCTGGCTTCGTCTCCGAGCGCCGATACTTGCTGCACGAACTCATCATGCTGGGCTTTGGCGGCGTCGTACTGGGCTTTCTGCGCGATGTATTCGCCCGGATACTCTCTTGCCATTACAGGGTCGGGAGGGGTCGGGGCGAGGTGGCTTGCAAATTCCGCAAGCTGGGTGGCGAATACCGCTTTCGCCTTACTGGTCGCCTCCGCCGCGCGTGCCTCGGCACTCCGCTGGGCATTGGCGGCTTTCGTGGTGGCCTCTTGGACCTGCGTGTTGCGTCGAGTCTCACTAGCAGCCCATGCGCGCTGGGCTTCCTCGGGAAGCTGCGCGAATACCGCTTTCTCGTCCGCGTTCAGGCTAACAGGCGCTTCGATGGCCGTTTCCGGTTCGCCCGCTTCGTCATCCTGATCCTCGTCAGCGGCCTCGGATTCTTCACCCTGATCCGCATCGTCGGATTCTTTTTCCTCGCCTTCGTCGGCAAGGTAATCTTCAAGGGCCGCGAGCGCGTCTTCGTCCGACTGGATTTCAGGCGCGTCAACAGCTCCCGCAGTGTCCTGCGAGTGGGCCATGACTAACACTCCATGATTATGCGCCTAAGCGCGGCTCACCAGAATCTGCCGGTCTTCTCCACGCGGCGTAGGTGTTCGTTCTGCTGTGCGGCGATGTCGCCGGACGCGATGATATTGAGGACGTGGCGCTCCAGCTCCTCGACCAGCTTGGAAGCGATCGACAGCTTTTGAAGGCCGGCGGTGTCACGGACGGGCAAATCGGCCGCGCGCTCGAAATAGGCACGACGCAACACTTCAAGGGCGTCCCGGATGCCGCCCTCTTCCTCGTAAAATGCCCGCCAGCGGTCGGCGCGATGCTTTACGTCCATCATGCCGCCAAATTCCCGCCAGGACGGTTCTTGCTGATCTCAACCTTGGTGGCGGCGTCGGCGTGGACTCTCTCGCGAGCCATCTGCGCCTCAAAGATCATGCGGGCCTCTGCCTGCTGCTTTTCGAACTCGAATTTCTGTTGCGCGAGCTGAGCCTCGAACGTCGCCTCGTCGCGGGCAAGCTCCTGCTTAAGCGCTGCCTCTTGACGCTGCATGTCCAGTTTCGCCGCCGTAGCCTGCTGGTCGCCTGCGATCTTTGCTTGCTGAGCCTCTGCCAACATCTGGGCCTTGATCATTTCGGGATCGGGCTTCTCTTGCTCGGGAGGAGCGTTGCGCGGATCGACAAAATAGTCGTCGGGCTGGCCGATGTTCATATCCTTGACGATGCCGGCTGCGCCGTTGAACAGCTTTTCCTTGTCGCACAGACCGACCTCCAACCCCTCGCGCTGGATTTCCAGAAGCTGCATTCGCATGGCGATGCGCAAATCCTTGCGGTTGGTGCCAAGCCCTGTACGAATGACCGTGTCAGGCTCGTCCGGCCATTTGCTGGGATCGACCGTGGCGAACGTGCCGCCCATCTTTACTTCGAACGGCTCGCCTACATCGCGGATCAGGCGATACTTGCGCCAGAACATGCGGGAGACGCACTCCGCGAAGTTGCGGGCGATGAACTCTTCGTATTGCTGGCCCTGAGCCTGCATCAGCGCCGTGCCGGTAGCCGTCTTGTTCAACGTGTCCGCATCAAGGCCCTGATTCATCCTCGTGATGCCAGTGCGGCTCTCTCGCTCGCCCGACCAAAACTCCAACACCCCAAGCGACTGGCCAATATCGAACCCGCTGTTGAGCGGCGTCGGGGCATCGCCCTTGCCTCGGACGGGAGCGCCGGGAATGACGGTAAGCAAGTCGGAGATTGTGTTCTTGCCCGTGCTGGCTTCCGGCAGCCAGTATCGCGGCATGTTGGACAGATACAAGCCGTTCATCAACTGTCGGGCGACCACCGACCGGATGCGCTGGATATCCATTGCCTTGTCGGCCAACCCGTCTCCAACCATGCGATGCGGGCGCGGGAACGGGCAAAACACCGTGAAGGGATGATCGTCAACGATCTCGCTCGAAAGAAGCTTCTCTCCGACCCGGAAGCATTTCAGCAACTCGGCGATACCGTCGCCGTCCGCGTCTATGCGGATATACTCTTCCCAAAGCTCGACTTCCTGCATCGAGGCTTGGCGGTTGGCGAGCCAGTTGGGGTCGTAATCCTCGTCCCGCGCGACGCCCCTGCCGTCCGTCAGCAGGACGTCGTCTCCGACCGGCAATTCATAGACCGTCTCGACATCGAAACCCATCTCGACAAGGTCGGAACGGGTCTTGCGGCAAACATGGGCCAGGTAGTCGGCGCTATCCTCGTGTCGCGCTCGACGGGAGAAGCGGAACTCCTCACTGGGGACGGTGTAGTCGTAGAAATTGCGGGCCATCTTGGGCCGCTTGACCACGACGCGAAACGTGCCGTCGCCGTTGTTGGTAATGTCCGAGTCCTCAGGGGCAAGCGCTAGCTGCTCCTCGCTCTCCGCAAGAAAGACCTCTTCCGAAACGCGCTCTTCCTCTTCGACGACAGACTTCACGACGCCGATCTTCTCGATCAGCCCCGACTTCAACCAGTCGTGCAGAACCCGGTAGCCGTCCTGCTGCTGCATGAAGATCGTCTGGACGGCCTCGGTTGCCTCTTCCAAAGCGCCCTCATCATCCGCTCTCTTCGCCTGAAACTCGACAACCCGATCACCGGAAACAAACAGCCGCAAGATGCTGATCGTCATGTAGTCAACGGCCTCTGCCACGTCGGGGAGGACGATCTGCGAAAGCCCCTCTACCTCGTCGCCCATCGGCTTGGCGTCGTAATACTCAATCGCCTTTTCCTGCTCATTGGCGATCTGTGTGTCGTAATACTGGCAGGCGCTTTCGCCCTCCGCCCTCAAAGCGTGAACAAGCTCTTCTTCGGTAAGGGGTTGTGGCTTCATGCTACCCCTCTCTTCAATCTGGACAGGTCCAAAACCTCTGGCTGCTCATCATCCTGAGGCTTGCCAACGGCGAACGTTCGGAATGCGTCAGCCGGGTCGCTTGCCCAATCGTGGAGCGGCGTGTCGCGATAGGATTTCAACTTCTCGTCCCAGATGCGGCGGTAGGAGCGCAGCGCATCTACGCCTCGCTCGGTCTTTTCCTTGTCGAACCGGCACATCGGCAGAATCTGGCGAACCTCGTTTATGTCGTTGCTGACGCTCGACGTGCGAGGGACAATGCGAATACCTTTGAGGCCCATGCCCGCCGCTGTGTCGGCAATCGAACCCGTTACGCTAACTAGCTGCTCGTTCTCCGCATCGTGCGGCATCAGATGCTCACCGTAGATGTACGGTTTCTCTTCCCGGAGTTGCTTGACGTACCAATCGATCCCAACGCTGGTGTTCGCCAGATAATCGATGACATCCCATCCAGCGCCATTCGACTGCACAAACCAAATCGCTGTCTGGTCGTTGCGGCCTAGGTCCCATGCAGTGTGAACTTGCTTTTGCGGATTATAGGGAACGAACCCGATATTCCCCGCCGCATCGATGCGATCGATGATCTTGGCATAGTATGAACCCGGCAGGCCCGCCGAGAATCTGGTCATATATTCCTGTTCGAAGATCGCCTCGCCGTCCTCGTCGCCGCGCTCATCCTTTAGTTCGGCCAATTCGGTTGCCAGCGTCTCGGGTGAGAATACCCCGGTCTGATCCGCCGTCAGCCGCTCGGCAAACCAGTCGTCCGACTTCTGCGCCATCTCGAACATGCGGTGCGCGTGGTTGCGGCCACGAGGCGTCGTGATGAACAGCGACCACCCGCCATTCTCGGCAAGGATGGGTCGGACAAGCGACCAAGCCTGCGGATTGCTCAGCGCCCATTCCGAAAACACCACCCCGATTGGAGGCGTGCCGACCAGCGCGTCATAATTGTCCGACCCAATAACCTGCCAGGTCGATCCGCATTTGAAGCGAATGAGCATGTCCTGCTCTCGGGTTGTTTCGCGAAGCTCCTTTGGAAAGGCGTCATCGATACGGCGGCGGCCCGTATGGGGATTCACCGCATCCCATATAGCCTTCCGGGCCTGATTCTGTTGCGGCAGCAGGTGCCAATAAACTCCGATGCGCTCATGAGCGGCGCAGGCCGTATAATGGAGGGCGACATCATCCTTGCCATGCCTGCGCGGCCAGATCGGGATAGCGCGCTTTCCGCCATTGTGCATGTAGCGCCAGAGGGGCTCCTGATAATCTCTAGGCTGCCAGTTGT